GTGCATCCATTTGCAAGAGTTTAGCCATTTCTTCATCAGTTACCTCTTTAATAAATTGTTTGTCATCTTCCATGCCTGATGCGTTAATAAATTTAGCGAGTGTATCTCTGTACTGTTGAATTGTAACTAATGGATTATTAATTCCATACTGTTGTAGTATTTGTTCTTGCTTGGCTAACACCATTTGTAGCATACCAATCTTTTCGTTCTTTGTGCCTTTGCCTAAGCCTACATTAACCTCTACTTTATATTGTGTATCCCATTCTCTTGGATTAATAACTAAAGGTTGACCTGATATATTCATTACTCTTTCTTCTTTTTGGTACTTACAAAGAAGTTGAAATATTCCTTGAATCAATGACTTAACACCTGTGTCTGCAAATGTTCTTGCAATAAGTTCTAGTTTACCTTGTGCTTGAGCAGTCATAGTTGCTACTGCTGTTGCTGATACATTTTGTAATACGTTAGCATCCAAACCTTGATTAAGGTCAGACACGCCAGTTCTTTTTGCTTGTAGTTGGTCTAAATACTCAAGCATAGGGAATGATTGACCTGCTGAACTCTGTACTGTCATAGGTACGATAGCGTTAGGGTTCTTCATACGGATGATACCACCTGCCGTACTATTAAGTAAGTCATCTAAGTTTACTTGCCCTTCTACTGCGCCTACTCTTGAGTTGTTAGTTAAATACAAGTTGTCTAGCATTTGTCGGGTAATACTTGTCTTAACTACCTGCAAGTCCATTGTGTGGTCTGCCATACTTTGTCCGTAGAACTCGTTAGGCATTGGAAATGGGCATAGGCTGTAGAACGGAATGTAGTCTATTTCTTCGTCTGAAAGTATAGTTTTAGATGCGTAAAGAATCTTGTGCTTTGTTGCTACGCCATCTTTATTGCCAATATCTACATAACATTCATAGCAAGCAATAATTTCTTGTGTTTTGTCAACAGATAACTCTTCAGGTTTTGAGAAATCAAAATCATCATCAAATCCTACTATCCCACCTATTTCATCTTGTGTTTTAAGTTCATCTACAACGCTCTTTTTAAAACCCATGTTAACCAGGTCAGCTCTTGTGAGTAATACTTTTTGAGCTACAAAAGAAGATTCTTCTATGCTTTCTGCATCTTGGTTAATGATAAAATGGTCAGGGTTAATGTTTTCAATCTTTACTCTACTTGCATTTTCTGTCTTTTCTAATACGACATCATAAGTTGGTGGAGGTGATTGTAATAAAGGTTCTCCTGTCATAGGGTCTTGACCTACCGGGACAGGTTCTTGTACATTTTCTTGTTGTTCTATTATCTCTACTTCTTTATCATTCATCAGCATGGTTAGTTCTTCTGCTGATAGGCCATTGTAAGTTTCTTTTGTTTTATTTACGTTATCATCGTAATAACATTTTATTACACCCAAGCCTTTTAATAAAGCATTGAAGAAAGCATCTCGTAAGATGGCAGCTCCGTTATTATCGTTAAAGAGAACATACCTGGTGACATCTGTGATGATTTTACTTTGCACTGCACTGCCATTTGCTGTAGGTTTAAACTCACACATATTTAAGCCTAAGAAAGGTTTAACTAGCTCACCTAATGAACCCATGACTGCTTCTTGTACAGCACTGTCTATAACAGAACTTCTACCTTTAGTTTTACCTAACTCATTATGGTATGGTTTACGATAGTAAAATGCCTCAGCACGTTCCCTTCCCTCCATAACATTTTCGTTAAGGTAATCGGTAGCTTGTTCTATATTGGTCTCTACTATCTTCTTTATTTCTTCTTCTGTCTTCATATGTTCTCTTATTTTATTGGTGGAGGAGTTTTAAACTGCCAGGAGAAAGAGCAGTCTCCTCCGAATCAGTTGGGGATGAGGACTCGCTTATATTGGTATAACACCTATAGATGTTAGAGCGTTCCTATATGGGGGCATCCCCTGACCCACCTACCTGTTTGCTACATACATTGTTACTTCAAATCCAAATCTCATTTCTGTTGCTTGAGGTTTTGTCCATGTGTTCATTT